CATCCAAAAGTGCAAGGACTTGCAATCATCTGCGGTGCTGTATCTAACAATTTAGAGGTAATAGATGTGGACTGCAAATATGGGGTTGATTTTTCAAAATATTGTGACAAAATACTAGATGCAGATCCAGTGTTATTTAGCAAATTATTTATAGTAAAAACTAAATCTAATGGCTACCATATTTATTTTAGATGTGAATTTATTGAAGGCAATCAAAAGCTTGCAGAAAGGCCTCCAAATGATGCAGAATTAAAAGCCAATCCAATGGCTAAAAGCTATGTATTAATTGAGACACGTGGCGAAGGTGGCTATGTTTGCGCTCCACCAACTGCAGGATATAATCCAATTGAAGGTAATGGTCAGACCATTCCAGTAATTACCATAGATGAGCGTGATACGTTAATGAGTTGTGCTAGAGAATTTAACCAGGTAATTGAATCAGTAGAACAGCCTAAAATTGCACATAATAATGATAAGCTAACCATTTGGGATGATTACAATAAAAGAGGTGATGTACTTGCGTTACTTGAAAAGCACGGCTGGTCCATCCTTAATAACGATGGTAAAAAAACTTACTTACTAAGACCAGGCTCAACTACATCTGCTACATCTGCAGTATTATTTAATGACACCAGGATATTTTACCCACATACTACATCAACCAATTTTAAAAACAAAGGTTATAATCCATTTAGTGTGTATTGTATGCTTGAAGCTAATAATGATCCTAAAAGAGCATGTAAGCAATTATCTGACATTTACGGAGAAAAAAACACAAATGGTTGGTTTTGGTATCATAATAAAAATGGGGCTGTAATTATTGAGCGTTATGCCCTGCAGGAATGGTTACATTATAATAACTATCAATTGTATTTTCAGAATGCTAAAAACAAAGTTTATAGACTGATTCACGAAGAGAATAGGCAAGTAAGGGAAGTATACCCGGAATCAATAAAAAAGTTTATAAAAAAGAAATTAGTTGATGCTGGGCATATTGATGTAATGGAGCAAATAATAAAAAATACAAATAGCATTTTTACGGATGCATTCTTTGAGTACATTGACAAATCAGAAATTGAGATTTTACGAGATGAAGCACACAAATGCTATTTTCCATTTAAAAATGGTATCGTAACCATAGATAAAAGTAACATAAGTAGAATAGATTATGGTACCATTAACCAGTCTATTTGGGATAGTCAGATAAATGATTTTGATATTTACATAAACAACAATGCAGATATTGAGGATTGCCAGTACTATAAATTTATAGAGAAAATTAGCAATGATGAGCCTGAACGTATTAATTATGCTATGTCTATTATTGGTTACATCCTACATAGCTATAAAGATTCTAGTAGACCATATGCAGTGATATTAGCTGAAGAGACGGATGATGAAGCTAAAGGTGGTGGAACTGGTAAAGGTATTTTCTTTAAAGCCATAAGTAAGCTTATCCCTACAGTTACAATGGATGGTAAAAACTTTAAGCCTGATAAGACATTTGCTTTTAGTAGGGTTGAATTAGGTACAAAGCTTGTAATCATTGAGGATTGTCCAAAGAACGTAGAATTTGAGCGTTATTACCCGACCATTACCGAAGGTATGACAATAGAAAAAAAGAATAAAGATGAGATATTCCTATCTTTTGATGATAGCCCTAAGATTGCATTTACTACCAACTACAGCATAGCCAGTAATGCAGAACATGCTAAACGTAGGCAAAGAGTACTGGAGTTTGCTCCATTTTTCTCATCATCTAAGACACCTCAAGATTATTTTTGTAATAAGCTTTTTAATGACTGGGATAATGATGAATGGCAACGATTTTACAACTTTTTATTTAAATGTGTACAGTATTACTTTCAGAATGGTATTAAGCCAATAATGAACAGTGAAAAGCTTAATCGTAAACAAATAAAAATGCAATTTGGTGAGGATTTTCTTGACTATTTAGACACCATTATTGAAGATCATTATGGCCAGCAATTACCAATTAATGAAGAGTGGAAAAACTTCCTAAATCGCTATGAATTACAGGCTAGAGATTACAGCTTAAAACGGTACTCAAAAGGGTTACAAATAGGTTCCCAAATACTTGGGATTGATTACATCGGTTACAAAAATAGACAAGATAACAACAAAAAGTACTTTAAAATAGGAAATAATAATAATACGTACAAAGAAATTGTAACCAATGTAACCGATTTATTTTAGCGTGTAACCTATTTTTATTAAAATGGCTTACATATTAACTATTTGAAAATCAATAATTTATAAACACTTGTAACCAATGTAACCTATTTATCTATATAATTATAAAAAAAAAAAAAAGTGTGTGTATATATATAATAGTGTTTTGGGCAAAAATGGGTTACATCTGTTACATTAATAAAAAAGATATGGAAAAAACTAGAGTATTTAGGGTGTTTAATCACAACAAATTAATGACTTATAAAGTTGCAACCACTAACAGATCAGATGATGAAATTTTAGACATAATTAGGTCAATGTATGAAGGCACAAAAGTTATCTACCGCATCTACAAAAATGATGAGCTTATCTTGTCATTAAATACTAAAAAAAGAGAGCATCTCAGTAAAAAGATATTAGAGGTCAGTACAGGCACGATATTTAAAGACATATACGAGATGAGGGATGTATTGCTAATAGACCGTAAAAGAGCCTTAGAATTAGTTAAGCGGTCATTTAATTATCGTTATGTCTAGAAAAATCAGTAATTTTATACCGATTAAACTATAGTATATTTTGGGAAGGAAGTCAAAGGAATATGAGATTAACGTACAAAATATAGCATTAAAAGCTATAGAGGAATACTATGGTAGTATTCAGGCTGGCTTTATACAATTGCTAGGATCAGATGAACCTGCACTAATTAAGTTCTGCTGGGAACATGGAGTGGGTAAACCTACTGACATGATACAAATGCAAGTAGAGCAGGAAGTAAAGACATACGAAGTGATACAGCTACCTGACAATGGCAGAGATAACTTTATTGAACCAATAGAACCAATAGACGAAATAATTGAACCAATCATATAACATCAACTACATAAGACCTCAACCAGGTTATCAAACAATAGCTTTGTCAAGCCCTGCAGATATTGTGATAGGTGGGGCGGCTGCATTTGTAGGTAAGACATTTGCACTACTTCTAGATCCAATTAGACATATCGGCATAAAAGGATTTGGTGGTGTTATATTCCGTAGGACTAGTGTACAGATTAGAAACGAGGGAGGATTATGGGACACCAGTACAAAGCTTTACCCAATTGTTAAAGGTGATGCTAGGGAATCATCCTTAGACTGGAAGTTTCCTAGTGGTGTAAAGATTTCATTTAGGCATTTGGAGTACGAGAAAAACAAATATGATTGGCAAGGTGCGCAGATTCCTTTTTTAGGCTTTGATGAGTTAACACATTTTACTGAGTCTATGTTTTTCTATTTGCTATCACGTAACCGTAGTGCCTGTAGTGTAAAGCCTTATGTTAGGGCCACATGCAATCCTGATCCTGAATCATGGGTGTATAAGCTAATTAGTTGGTGGATAGATGCTGAGACAGGATTTCCAATATTAGAGCGCAGAGGTAAGCTAAGATACTTTATCAAGTATGGTCATGATTACATATGGGGAGATAGTTATGATGAAGTGTACAACAAAGCTGAGCATATCATAAAGCCAATGATAGATGCATCAGGCTTACAGGCTCAGGACTTCATCAAATCAATTACGTTTGTTAGTGGTAGCATTTACGATAACAAGGAAGGGTTGAAGCATGATCCATCTTATCCAGGTAATTTGCTTAGTCAGGATGAGGACACCAGGCGACAACTACTTGAAGGCAGATGGAAGGTAAGTAACAGCCCTAATGACATCTATGATTACGATGCATTTGTAGGCATATTTGAAAACATAAAAGGAGTTGATAAGACTGGTAGACACATTACTGCAGATATTGCTATGAAGGGAAGCAATAAGCTTGTAGTAGGTTATTGGGAAGGTATGGAGTTAATGGACATTGAGATAATGGATAAGAGTGATGGTAAGCAGGTAATTGATTTAATTAATCGCATGGCTCAAAAGTATTCCGTAGAAAATCGGTATATTTGTTATGATGCTGATGGTGTAGGTAGTTATGTAGATGGATTCATTAAGGGTGCAGTTCCGTTTAATGGTGGAGCATCAGCTATGAGTGTAAAGGATGAGGCAAGTGGCAGGCTGATAAAAGAAAACTACATGAACCTAAAGACACAATGTTACTATCGTACAGGCAATGCAGTTAGTATGGGCAGGATGAAGATTAACAAGCATGTAGCCAGTAAGATGTATGATAGTACAATGACGGTCAAACAACGATTTATGTATGAGCGTAAAGCTATCAAAAGAGATAAGAGTGATTATGATGGTAAGCTAAGAATTATCGGCAAGGATGAGATGAAGATAAAGCTAAATGGGGATAGTCCTGATTTGTTGGATATGTTTATGATGAGAGAAATATTTGAGTTTAAACCAAAAATGGTATTCGCATATGAAATGGATTGATAAGATATTAGGCAAAAAGGAAGTAAAGACTAAGGCAGTAAGTAACATGATGGGCATGACAATTAATGCATCCAATGCTATCTTCCCAAGCTGGCAAACTATTGAGGCAATTAATCAGTATACAACAATTGACGATATTTACTCAGTGATCAGTTACTTAGCTGAGACGGCTGCAAGGATTCCATTTTATGGCTATGAGATTGTTGATGATGTAGCAATGAAGGGTTATAAAAGACATGACTTTAAAAGCATACAAAAGAAATACTATAAAACAAAAGCACTGCATGATTTAGAGCAAGATGATATCTTTATGAAGATGCTAGACGGCATTAGCTATGAGGATAAGATTAAATATTACACAATACTCTACATAACTGGTGAGTTGTTTTTGTATAAGGAAGTGTTGGAGTTAGGGCCTAATGCTGGTATGGTTACACTACATGCATTAAATAATCAGAATGTAACGGTGTTAGTTAGTGATTCATTTCCTCAGCACGTTGTTGGTTATAGATACTTTGATACTGGCTTTGATGGTAAGTTTACTACTGATGAGATTATACATGTTAAGTACTACAATCCAACCATTACCAATGGTCAGCAGTTCAGGGGGTTAAGTCCATTACAAGTACTAACAAAGCGTGTTACTAGATTAGATGCAGGAATGAATGCATCGGTAGCACAAATGCAGAATGGTGGCATACCTGGTATTGTGTTTGAGAAGTCTGACTTTGCAGTTGAGACATTAGGACAGCGTAAGAATGACTTTGCCAAGTATTTAAAGAATAGTAGTAACAAGGGTGCGCCATACTTTGCAGCCGGTGAGATGGGATATTTAGAGTTAGGCTTGAAGCTTGCAGATATGGAGGTAAGTGATTTGCAAAAGATAGATTTCACAAAGATTTGCAATGCTTATAAGTTCCCGGAAGTGTTGTTAAACAATACTGACAGCAGTACATATAACAACATGAATACAGCATTAAAGATGTTGTACACAAACTCAATATTACCGAATATACATTTGTTTAGAGATGCATTGATTAAGGGCATTTTACCAATGTATCAGGATGGAGTAAAAAGAACCATTGAGATTGACATAAGCGACATTCCGGCTATGCAGGATGATATGAAAACTCAAGCTGAGGCATTAAGTGCAATGTGGTGGATAACACCAAATGAGAAGAGAGAGATACAAGACTTTGAAATGATAGATGAGGAGGCTATGAATCAAATAATAATAGATTCAGGTAAGCAATTGATAACTGATTTAACAATGACAGTGCCTGATTTACCAATTGTATAATGGAGAAAAGTATAGAACAAATTACACAGATGATACACAGTAAAGTCTCATTAATGCTAATCAGTGAGTTACCAGTGCCATCATGTCCATTAAAAAAACAGCAAAGAGAATGGAAGGTAGAGCAGATAAAGAAATCATTAGCAAATAAATTAAGTCCACAAGGGTTAAGCATAACAGTTAGTTTATGACACAACAGGAACAACAGGCATATTGGAATAAGTGGAATAAGTTTCAACAGCGTTATGAAAAGTTGTATGAGCCTAAGTTTAAGAAAGCCTTAAAGATTCAATTGGATGCATTTGTAAAGACACAGGATCCAATGACATTGCCAGTATTTCCAATCTATGAAGTATTAGTTTCATTGTATAAGACGGTTGGACCGGCATGGGCAAGAGTTACAAGAACGCAATCATTAAAAGTTGATGATACATTTTTTACTGGTCAAATGGGATTTAATGAGCGTATTGTTGAGTTGATGAATCAATACTACGGCATTGATTTGCTTAATGATGCAAACTTAATGACAAGCTATAGCACATCATTTATACAACAAGTTTTAAGTGATGCAGCAATAACCGGTGCATCATTTGATGATATAGTAAGACAATTATTAGTTAGCCCTGCATTCAATGCAATGAGGGCAAGGAGAATAGCTAGGACAGAGACGGTTACCAGTGCAAATGGTGCAGCTATGATTTATGCAAATGAATCAGGTAATGTAATGGAGAAAGTATGGATAGCAGTGAAGGACAAAAGGACCAGGCATGACCATAGAATGGTTGATGGAACAAGGCTACCAATTGAGACACCATTTACATTGACCAATGCAAAGCTAGGGGATATTGGAATGATGCAACCTGGTGTAAGGACTCAGCCAAATGGATTGGCAGTACCTGCATCAGAGGTAGTAAATTGTAGATGTACGGTTGCATTTAATGCTAAGCGTGATAGTAATGGGAGAATAATTAGAAGATAATTTTGTTTAAATAATAAAATAAAATAGTAACTTTATACCAATGAACAGCATATACAACATAAAGGACATCACAATAACATCTGAGATAATGGATATGAATCCATTACAAGGTATTGTTACTGGTTACTTTAGCAAGTTCAACAATGTGGATAGTGACGGTGATATAATGAAGCCTGGAGCATTTACTAAGACAATTAGTGAGCAGGGGCCAGCATCTGCACAACCTAGAATTAAGCATTTGCTTAATCATGATCCATCACAACCATTAGGTAAGTTAATGACATTAAGAGAGGATGAGTATGGTTTGTATTATGAAAGCCAGGTAGGTACACATGAAGGCGGTGAAGATTTTATTAAGATGGTAGAAAGTGGGTTAATTACTGAGCATTCAATTGGTTTTAAGATTATAAAGCGTAACCAAGTCCAATCCTATGAAAACTATTTACGTAACCCATCATTAGGACA